TTATCGTTGTCCTGCTCTTGATGCTATAAAATTAACACCTTGTGCATGAGTCCAAGTTGAACCGGCTGCTATTTTAACATTCGCCCTAACATATCTTCCTGATTGCCTTACTGGAACAGATCCACTTGTTACCATTGAACTATACGAAGAAGTTGAAGCTGTATCTGCTAATCGTTCCCTTGTTGTAATTGCAACAGTTGCTGTTGTATCTACAATGGGTCTGACTTCCGTTATATCTGATCTTAATCCAGGAAACAACTCTATTTCTGAAGTTTCTATTTCTACATCATTAGTATTTCCAGAAAAAGTTGCCGCCTTATAATCTCCATCTATCGCACCTAAATATCTTTGTCCGCCAGACCAGAAAGGAGAATCTAAAGCAATATTAATATCATCTAAATTAGATGAGATTTGATCCATTGTTTCTACGGTATAAGCACCAACAAATTGAGAAAAAATGGTACTAGCTGTCGCTTTAGCAAAAGACCATTTTTCAGTAATATAATTATAAACTAATAGTTTATCACAAATACCAGTAGTGTTCGCTTGGTTATCTGCACTTGGATATAACCAAATTGCTAAGGTATTAAAAGGATCAACAGCCGCTACAATACGATCCGAATATCCTTTATCTAAATCTTGGTCAAAAAAACGATTTACTTTTTCAGCTCCAATCGGTTTTATATTATCTCCTTGTACTTCAAAAAATCCATCATCCGCATAGAACCAAGCTCTACGATTATCTTGGCAAACGGTTTTACCCATGATGGCTCCTCTATTAGGAGAGACTACAGAAAATCTAAATACTGTTGAACCACCCACATAATCCATACGAACTATTTCGTTTTGTCTAAAAATATAACCATACTCTCCAGAAGTAATGGCTACAATCTGTCCACCTGATCCTGGTAAGTCTTGATAGTCGGCTTGTTTAGAACCTGGAGTCCAAGTAGTAATATCATTAATTCCTGCCCATTGAACTCTATTACGATTTGATGTTTGGTTTCCTGTTACTAAAAAATCTCTTATGACTCCTGACGTTCTAAAGACAGGAGGTGTACCTTCAGTCGCTATAGAGGATAGTGCCGCAAAATTTGTGGAAGTTCCCATTAAATAATATTGGGGTGCGTCCACACCATTACTCACAATAATGTAATCTCCAAATTGGGTGAAAGTGAAAAAATCTGTATCAGCTCCAGTTAAACCAGATTTTCTTGAAGTAAAAGCTCCAGATGCTAATTGAAAAATATCTGTTTTAGTTGCAGCAAAGTTATAGCTAGTATTATCAGTTGATCTAAATGAACCAGCTCCTCTGGAATCTTTACCAATATTTCCTACCGTACTTCCTCCAGCAGAAGCACTATAAGCAATTAAAGATGGAAAAGGTTTATAGCTTCTAGCAGCGTAATAAACATTTTTAGCTATATTCGCACCAGGATTCATAAACTTAGGTTGATCTGGCAGCCATTCTCCAAAAGGTAATTGCATATTTTTTCCTATTCGTTATTAGATACAACACCTACAGTGCTAGGCTGAAAAGGAGCAGCCACTGTAACATCTGAAACAGCTCTAAGTGGTGATCCACTCCAAGCATCTTCTCTGTCATTTCTTTCTACTCTTTCCATATATGTTGTATAAAGTTGTAACCAATTTTGTAATTTAGCTGGTTCTATTCCTCCTAAAAAATTAGCAGCATGATATAAACTACCATATAAATAAATTCCAGGATGTGTTGTTAAAATATAATTTGTAGGGTCAGAACTAGATAAAGGAGTAAAGGCTTTATAATAATTAATAGTGGCTGTGTAAGTTGTATCAGGAGTTGGAGCAAATCTAAAATTATCTCCTAAAATAGTATAACGCAAAGGTCGGCCTGAAGTAGAACCAGCTTTAGTCTGATCCATTTGAGTTGGAGTCATATAAGTTAAAGAATATTTATCTGACCCTTCTACAATATAAAAATCTCTAACTTGTAAAAATCCTGTAGGTACAGCTACCGTTTCAGCATTAATAGAATAATCAGTTTTTGATTCAATCATCTTTCTAACTCTAAGTTTAGAGTTATAATCTGCTTCTACTAATTTAATAAAATCATCTGATATTTCTGTTGTTAAATCAGATCGGTTTAACCAATTTGCAATAGATGCTTTTAATTCGGTATATGTTGCTAATGCCATTATCTGCTCCTACTCAATCTTCTTAGTGTTATTGCTAATCTAGCTCTTTGTCCTAATTTGCCACCTTTTTTAGAAGCAGCTTTTAATTTCTTTAAAGGAATCTTTTTTCCTTTTTTAATGCCTAAAGATTTTCTTAAAGCTCCAGGTTTTTTAATTGCTCCCTGAATCCAATTTTTAGCCATTATAAATTTCCTTTAGCTGTTTTAAAATAATTGTAATCACCGCTATTTAATTTTTGTTTTAAAATTTTGTTTTGTGTATCTTTAGGTAACGCCCACCAATTATTATTACCATTATATTCTTTTGCCCAAATTTGCAAAGCCAGAATAGGAATAGAAGCTACTCTTTTTAATTCTCTGCTAGGAGAATAGCCATCATTAGAATTATAAAGTTCTTTATTATGTTTAAGGTGGGAATCAATATTTTGTTCTTCGCCAATCGTAATTTGTTTTTCAGCGTCATCACCAACAAAAGTTGTTTTCCTTAATCCATCAACCTGTGTTTCTTTTTTCATTTATTTTCCTTGTCCTCTATAACGCTTTTTGCGACTACCTTTATTAGGTCTTTTAGCATGACGACCTGGTCTTTTTCTTTTAGTACGCTTAACATAATTGTTGACACCCCACTTCGGTGCTTTGCCCATTAGGACATCTCAGTAACGTAGCAATCGCCAGAACCAATCGCAGCAAATTTCACACCTTGTTCAGGCACTTTTATTATTTCTACTGTGTCAGCAGGAATAAATAAATCTGTAACAGCAGCAGTTGGTGTTGCAGCAAAAGCAATGTGCATATCCGCACTAGCAGCTATTCTTACAAATACTGTTTCTTTGTCAAATGCTGTTGATGAAGCTGCACTAGAACCACTTGGTGATACTTTGTGTGTTGTTCCTGGTCTTAATCCGTAATTATAAGCCATGTTTTTTTTTCTCCTATTAATAAATTATGAGGGTGGAAAAACCGCTAGGTCAGAGCCACCCCCAAGTCTTGTTATACTATCTTCTTATGATGATTGTATAGTGTAAACTGTGTGTTCCAGTAGAAGCACCATCAGTCGCAATACCAATATAGCCATCTTGTTCTACATTGTTTGCTCCACTTGGTTCACAAGTGTCTACATCTCCAGCCGCAGAGCCAGAATATGCAACTGTAATTGTTCCATCTGTCATAGCTGTTGTTCCTACTTTCGCAGTAATTCCAGCATTTGCTCCTGAAATCGTTCCACCTAATACTGTGATAATTTTAATTACTCTACCACCATCAGGCACAGCGATTCTTGAAGTGAACGCAGTTGATACATCATCTATTGTTCCTGTTAAGAAATAATCGTTTAATGTTCTCATTTATTTATCCTCATTGTTCCGCCCTTAATCTAATCTCAGAGCTTCAATGTTAATAGAAGGTGAAGGGGAGCAGATATAATAGATTACTCCCCTCACACCGTTAAGATTATGAAGTAGTTACGTCTGTAACCATACCACTTGATGCTTCATTTTTCGCTTCAAGAGTATATTCAGTTACTAAAAATCTCTGGTCTGCATCAGCAGTTTGTCCAGGAGTTTGAAGTTTGAAATCTCTCAAAAACGCTACTGCCCAGAAATCCATTTCTAAGCATAAAACATCTTGTCCTCTTTTAGCCGCAGTTGCGTTAGTTTTTCTTATCCAACGATTTGGCTGAACTTGTAGTGTTCCAAAATCTGACTCATAAACATCAATAGAAGTTATTAATCTTTTATCTTCTGCTTTGTCAAATCTAGTTGCACCACCAGTGAACATAGATAGTTTTTGTTTGTTGAAGGCATTTAACTGGATTTGGTTAGGGTTTCCACCATTATCAAAACAATCTCTTAAAACTGTTTTTAACAAAGTTTCTGTGAAAACTCTTTGAGTGCCATCTGTTCTAGCAGCTCCATCTCCAGCACCTGATCCACCTGTACCAGCAGATACGTTAGTTGCAATCCAAGTTTGGACTCCGCCTAATGTTCTAGTTGGTGAACCTGATGATCCAGCAGCACTAGCTGTATTTGATAAAAGAGCATTTTCCATATCTCTTTTAAGCTCTTTTGCAGCTTTAGCTACTTGGTATGCTAACTCAGTATTTCTACCAGCAAGATTCATAGAGTCATCTGTTCCAGATACCTGAACTGCTTTTGTAGAGATTTGAGTGTAGTTGTTTTTTCTGCTAGTTGACGTAAGCGTTGGGTACGTTATTGATGCACCTTCTGCTTTCGCATTAGCAGCGACAGCTCCTAAAGAATCAGTTTGCCACTCATACTTAGTGTTTGTCGCTTTCGTTTTTCCGACACCAGACATGAAAGGAGTATCAGTAGGCGAAATATTATAAATAATATCGCTTAAATCCTCTCTCTTACCGTAAGTGTCATAAGTTAATAATGTTGCCATTATAGTCTCCTTATTTAGTTGTTATATATATTTTGCCAAAAGATCAGTAGCATCTCTAGGATTACCACTTCGCTTCAGACGGTTTAATTTATCCAACCGTTCTTGACTCATTTTGTCCTCTTTAACAACTTTAATACCTGGCTTGACTACCTTTGTAGGTTTAACAATTTTTTTAGCCAAATTTGGTTTCGGCCTATTCATATTGTTCCTATGGTTCATGCCATCTAAGACCACATCAAACATTCTACTATCGTAGATACTAGAAACCTCCTGATCGTTAAAACCTCTACCGACCAAATAATTTCTTAGGTTTGTTTTTAAGGTAGCTCCTTTTATCGGATCACCAAAATCAGGATGCTTTAACGCAACCTTTTTTTGTTCTTCCCTTAAAATTTCCTGAAACTGTTGATCTTGTTGAGTTCTTAGCTTTCGTTGAGCTTGTGCGATTGTTTCTTTTCTTCGCCTTATTTTTCTCTCAAGTTTGGCAGCTTCAGTTGGATCTTCATCAAATAGTTTATCTAATTCTTTTGAATTAATTTCACTATTGACTTCAGCGTTTAAAGTCGCTGTTAGATTATTCAAATGTTCAAACTTAGTTGAATAGTCTTTTAACAGACGATCTTTATCAGAAGATAGTTGCCGTCTTTCAATGGCAAGTTCTTCTGTCTTTCGTCTGTAGTCGGCATCTTTTTGATAACCTGCTTTTAGTTCATCAAGGTCAACATCAATCTTTTCACCATTTACTGTAACTTGGTGTAGATTGGTTTCTTGAATTTCTTCAGCGTTTTCCGCTTCCGATGCTTCTACTTGATCTTCAACTTTTTGAGGTGTTTCCTCAACTTGAGTTTCGGATTGTTGTTGATCTTCAGATTTTTTTTCAGAAGTTTCCTTTTTTTCTTCTTTAGGTTTAACTTCTTCTTTTTTCTTTGTATCAACCTTGTCTACTTTAGCATCTTGAGTTTCGTTAGTTATCGGTTTATTAACTTTTCCCTGATCTAACAATCCCTCAACTGCTTTAGCAGCACCTGTCATTGACTGTGTAGCCAATAATGGATTTGATTCAGACATAAATGTCCTCCTGTGATTAAGCTCCCTGATTTGGGTTGGCTTATTCTAACCTTGATGATTAGAATTACTTTTCTTTAGATTCTTGGAAATCAGCTAACTGTTTTTCTGCTAATTTTCCAGTTTCAAGAATTTCTTTAAAATGTTGCTCTACTTTTCCTAGCACTTGATAGGCTATCCACAACTTTTCTCTAGCCTCACTCTCATGCACAGATGTTCTTTCTAATAAAGCCTCAGAATAAATTTTTTTAAGAGAGTCAAAGCTCTCTTTAAAAAGTTCATTCTCCAATATCTGTTTTACTTGGGATGCCCTGCCCAATTCTTTGGTTCGTTTGTCCTGATCCCTGTTGTCCATTTGTGTTTTCAAAACGCTTAGTGAACATATTAGCACTTTTCTCAGCTTGTTCAAGGTTTTTTGAACTCTTAGCTATGATAACTCTGTCCAATTCAGCTTCTGCTTTCAATTTCGTTGTATCTAATTGTGTATTATACTTCAAGGCTATATCTTTTATCTTTGCTTCAAAGTCTAGTAGGCTATCTTGAGTTTTTTGTTCTAATTCTTTGTATCTCAATTCTATATCTGCTACTTTTCTCTTGTTTTCCGCATCAATTCTGGCCATTTCTATTTTCTCAATAGGGGAAACTGGAGGAGGAGGAGGAGGAGTTGTTAATTGCATTCCTTTAATAGGGTCAATAAAGTAACTTTCCACTGTTTGCAGACCTGCGTTCTCAATAATTTTAGATAAAGTGTTATAAATATTTTTCATCGTTACCATTGGGTAATCTCTACGACCTTGAAGTTCAAAAGCCTGTAATTGTTTTTGTAAAATATTATTTAACATCACCACTTGCTGTTCTTTTGTGCCTGTTCCTAAACCTACGGTAATGGTTACGTTGAAACGATCTTTCCATTCCGTTGGTAAAACAGGAATATACTCTCCATTTAACTGAATAATTTTTTCTTTATCTTGATACTTAATAGATAACGCAAACATTTTTCTAAATAAATCTTTCACTCCTGTTTCAGCAAAAATTCTAGCAATTAATTCTGAACGCATTTGCGTTTGATTCATAATAGTGCTAATTCCTGTTGCTGTTTTATTTAAACTTTCAGAATCTAATCCTTGATTATATTTAGTAACCCCAGTTCTTACTTCTCTAATTTGATCTAAGTATTCTAATAACGGAAAGGCTTGTTGAGAAATCGGTTGAGCTTGTAAAGGCTGCATTACTTGGTTCGGTGGTTGTTTTGTTCTTACCACACCACCAGGTCTAGTCGTTAATAAGTCATCCATATTGACCATACCATCCATGATCGCAACTCTATTATTATTTGTTAGATACATATTATCTAACAGTTGTCTCATCACTGTGGATTTCATCAACTGAATATCTTCTACTAATTCAGCTACTGATCTTCCGTAAAATCTATGAGGCATAGGAATTGGAGTAATAGATACAAATGGAATTTGATCGCATGGAACATTTTCTAAAATTTGATATGCTGTTGATCCTACTGAAACTACTTTTCTTAATTCAGCAATACCATCACCATCGTAATCATAACGAATATAATTTTCATAAATTTGAATAACTTGTGTGGAAGGATCGTTAGAAGTATCGTAAGGATAAGTTTCTATATTTCTAAATCTTGCTAATTTTTCTGTATTTACAATAGTAGAATCGGAAGTTGGAAGATTATAAACTTCTTCTTTGTTATAACCCATTTCAATTAGTTGCGTTCTAGTTAATAAAACTCTATGCCCTACATAAATAGCATCTTCAATTTTAACAGCCGCTTTATCAATTAGAAATTCTTCAGGAGGAATAGACTCTACTTTTATTTTTCCTTTTGAAGAAGTTCTTTTAATTTTACAATCATGCAGTTTAGGTTTTGGAATTTCCATATCCATTCCTTGAGCTTCCATTTGCTGTTCAAATTGCTCAATAGCTTTATCTGCTTGTTCATCTTCCTTTTCTACATCTTCAATAACTTCTACTTCAGGGCTATCTAATAAAACTTTATATTCTTCATC